CAATCGCCGCAGCGGTCGCCTTCCTCGTCTCTGTGCTGCCGGTGTCGACGATCGGCAGAACGTCAGCGGCAGGATCGATAGACCCCTGCGCAAGTGACGTCAGCGCCGATATCTTCTTCGTCGCCATTACATGACACCACGCGCGCGTCGAGCGGCTTCATCCTTGCGCTTGGCAATCATCTGGGCAGCAGACATCTCGCCCTGCTTCATGCCTTCGGCCATGCCAGCAGCCATGCCTTCGGCCTTGCCCTTCTTCTTGCCTTGCTTGCGCATATAGCTACCAAATCCAGATAAGCCAGCCATTAGCCACCTCCAAGCAAACGGGAAACGCCTACCGAGCCGGTCTGCTGACTGGCCGGTGTCGACATGATCGTAGATCCGCGGCCACGGCGACGGGCCATGCGGCGCTGTTCGATGCGAGAGAGCTGCGCCTCATCCACCGTCGGAGGCGGAGGCGTCGGCTCGATCTTCGGCATCTTGGGCTTAAAAAGACTTGACATATCGCACTCCCTTTGGGTTGCGACAACAGTCTACCCCAGCACTCGGTAGTCTGCTACAGCGGATTGATGCCCCATGCGACGGGATGATTCTGTCCCGCGGAACGGCTTGCGACCTTTCGCCAGATAGCGGAATGCGTCGGCAAAGTGCGACGTCCAATCGTGTACCGGCTTGTCGCGGAACCGCTGGAGTTGGTCGCTGTACTCGCGTCGGTATTGCTTCAGCGCGTCGATCGCTCGAGTCATGCGCGCCTTGGCTTCGTCTCTGGTCTCGCCCGGGAACGGATCAGGGTCGAGGTTAAACTCGCAGGCTGGCAGCATCGTGCGCACCGCTTGGATGCCATCGTCCACCGCGTCACGCTCGAGCACACGCGGTTTGAGGCCGTAGCCCGCGGCTACCTGTACTCGAGACTGACCGCTGCCCCATTCCTGCACAGCGCCGTCGTGCGGCCATACATGGTCACCGTAGACGTAATCGAGCGCGAGCAGCTTCTTGGCGTACCAATCGAGGCCGACACCGCTGCCCTCGAGTACGTTGATGATGCGCACCTTGTGACCGATCAACTGATAGAACCAGATCACCGTTGAGTCGCCGACGCCAATATCCCATGCCGTACCGACAGGCTGGCCGATGATGTGCGGATACTCTGCGATGCGGCCATTCAGCTCTGCCGATCGGATCAGCTCACCAAAGTACGCGCCCGGGATGTCTGCGTCGAAGTCGCAGTAGTATTCCTGCCGGATGATCGCTTCGGCTTCCTTGTCGCCGCGCTCCATGCGCAGCTCTTTGCGCTCGCGCTTGATGGTGTCGATCGGGATCGCTTTCGTGTCCTCGACCGTCAACACCTGCCCGAACCAGTCAGCGTCCTGCCGCGCGTAATCGACGAGCCGAGCGAAATGATTCCGCCCTCGAGGCGTCGAGATGAAGATCGCCCAGCCGCCGTTCTCGGCGAGGATTGGTCGCAGGAATGCCCACGCATTGGGATCTGCCATCGCGTACTCGGAGAACACGACACCCACCGGAGGCGAACCAACGAGGCTGTTGTAGTTATCTGAGCCGACGACCTGCCATGTCGAACCGTTCTTGAACCGGATAAACATATCCTGCTCACGGGTCGTCTCGCGTAGCTCCTCGGGGAATGCGTCGTCGATGCGACGTCTGCCGGTGTGCGGGTTCACCGCGTCCCAGATCGCCTTACGCGACTGGTTGGCCTGCGGGAGCATATGCCACACAGATCCGACGCGGGTCATCATGGACACAGCCGCCCAATGCAGGCTGATGTCGTCCTTACCCGATCGACGATGCCATGCCAGAGCGAGGCGCTTCGTGCCGCTCTCAAGCGCTCGCCATGCCGGGATCTGGTAGTGGCGAGGGAGCCAGCCGTTAGCTGGCAGGTTTATCGTTGGCATCCGTAATCCGTAGCACGTTGACCGTCAGGCCGACGTTACCGGAATGCTCGAGGTCCACCTTGTCGCCGTAGCGCTTGGGCAGGAACTTGGAGGCGAACCACTTGCGCACATCCAGCTCGACACGGGCCTGTGCAGCGTCGATCACGCCAGCGCGCATATCCTCGATGACCTGCTCGGCTTTCTCGACCTGATCGGCTGCGAGAGCCTCTAATGCGCGCGCGTAGTTGTCACCAGCGCTTACACGCAAAGCCGCTGCTCTGAACGTCGCCCGATTGATTCCGGCCTCTTTGCAGGCTGCGTTCTCGGACATTCCGCCCTCGACTAGCTCGAGGACTTTGCGCACTTGTTCTGCGCGATCGGTCATTACTTCTCCGTCAAGCGTCGAACGACAGCGCTGCGCTTGGCTTTCTTGGCCGCGGTGCGAGCAGTCGAGAGCGCGATCGCCACCGCTTGCTTCTGCGGGCGGCCAGCCTTGACCTCTGCCGAAATGTTCTTGCTGATCGTGGCTTGGCTATATCCTTGCTTGAGAGGCATGGTTTATTTCCCCTTGGCCTTGTTTCGTTCGCTTATCGCTTTGGCTTTCGCTTTCGCGTCTTCTTTCGAGCTGGCTCCCCATGCTCGGAGGGCGAGGGCGAGGCGGGTTGGCTTACCGTCTTTCTCCATCGGCCCCGGAGCATTGCCCATGCGCGCGAGAAAGCTTGCTCGACGCGGATTGTCGCCGCTGCGAACCGGAGCCTTAAGTGTTCCACCAGTCTCTCGAGCATAACTAGCCCTTCCTTTCTCGTTGAGGCCGCCCTTGGGGTTCTGGCCCTCTTTGCGCTGCCATGCAGCCGTCTTCATGGGATCAGCCTGACATCGTTAGCCGGGCGATCCCGATCTTCGTAGAACGGAATGCGCTCACGGACTGCGCCACCGAGCGCAGGGCGAGCCACCGCTTGTGCGCCTGCCAGTCTGGTTGCACGGGCAGCGAGCGGACGGAATGCAGCCGCACCCACCCGGATCTCACCAGCGATACCGCGGCGTATTGGCGGCAACTCATCCGGGGTGCCGTTATCGCCGAGACGGCTTGCCAGCACTTCCGAATCCCTTCATCAGGAAATCGCGGGCCTCGGCAGCAGACTTGAACTTGAGTTTCAACTCAAGCTCGCCGGCCTCTTCGCCGCCTTCCTCTTCGCCTTCGTAGCCTTCCTCGTCCATCATCTCGAGGTGCTTGGCGAGCATCATTGCGCCTTTGCCTTTCATTTCTTCAACGCCGTTTTCGCAGATTCACGAAACGCCTTTGCTGTCGGCGCACCCTTGGTGCCGAGCTTACGCATCTTCTCGCCGCTTCCGGCTTTGATGCGCTCGCGCTTGGCATGAATGTTCGCGTAGAGTCCGGGCTTCATACCAGAATTCTATGCCGCTGGCGGCAGATCGTCTACCGGCTTTTGCTTGACCTTGGCACCCCGGGCGAACTTCAGAATCGTCGCCTTCTCCTTCGGCGGCGGTTCGGGATTGCACTCGCAACATCTGATCCAATCCCCCAGCCCGTCAGCGATCCAGCCTGCCGCGTTACAGTTTGGGCAGGGCGCTAACCTGATTCCATCCGTCACGAATCCAGTCTCCGTTCGTACTCGTTCAACACCCGGCGCGCCCAGATCGAGGGGCCATCGTCGTTCCATTTGCTGATCCTGCGCAGCACCTTCTCGTACTCCCGCATGGTATGCCACGCGATCGCTAGCGTCACCACCGTCTCGACCGCGGCCAGTTCCTCGTCGGTTACGTCGTCGTCCGTAACGGTATACATGATCCTTCCCTCAAGTAAGGCGGCACCCAATCCTTACCGAATTCGAAGGGTTCCGGCAAGCCACGTTCGACGCGGGATATTTCGCGGTGAATTGCGTTTAGCTCTTGATTTAATTTGCGAATTTGGCACCAAAGTTCGCGCAGTTTTTCTTCCTTCATCGATTCCATCTCCTAGTAGTTTTATCAATCGGTCTACGGTGTCCTGATGAATCATCGTTGTCAGAAAGTCATGGTATTTTTCTGACCTGCACTTGATGACGTATTCAAGCCCGCAGACTTTGCATCTCTTCGGCATAAGGCTGGATTCTCACAATGACTTCGCCCTCTTCCCGGGCTTCATGCCGCTGGATGGAAAGGGCATCGATTAGGCTGTCGTCTTCAATGACATCAGCGTGTACTAGGGCATCGAGTAGCGCCTTCTGGATGTTGTCCAGATCCCGGCGTCGCTTGTCTGGTGGGTACGCATCAATGCGAACCGAGAGCCTGCAATTCAGATTGTCGCGCGGTATGCCCTGCTCGAGTATCCGATAGGATACGGTCTGCCGGTACGCTCTCCCGTCTGCCGAGATCACAATGCGACCGCGGTAATTGCGCCAGTAGTGGTTAATACTCGGAGGCCACGGGAGCACGATACGCATGGTTCAGCCTCATATTGCTTTTGAGAATCTTCGCTCGACCTTCTCGGCTCATGCAGATGTTCTGTAGTTTCTGATAATCCAGATCGAGCATATCGCAGATCCAGCGCAGGCTTCCGACCTCATCGTGCGGTGCGTAAATCCAATGCAACGCAGCTCGAGCATTGCCCTTTCGGTTGCAGTCGCGGATAGCGAGATACAGAACGCTCGACCACAGCGCGCGGTACGGAGCATCGTCGTCGTTGCGCGGTGACGGAGACGTCGATTTATCGATTGCGAGGGTCATTGCCTGTCATCCAAGTGAGCCACCAGATCGCTTTCTGTGCGTCTTGCTCCAGCGGGTTATCCGGTTTACGTCCTGCTCGAGCGATGTAGCCAAGAGCTGTCAGTCTACAGAACTCGAGGAAATGTTCTTGGGATTTAGCATTCGCTCGCATGAAATCGACGGTCTCGATCTCCTGCTGGTAATGCTGCGGGTTGATGTTGTCCATGATCACAATACCCCTGTTTTGATCACGCCTCATTTCTTGCTAGGGCGGCATTGATAAATTTTTCTTCGGAATTCGCCCATCTTGCCAAGCGCAAGAGCTCATCTCGAAATTCCACAGGTGTTGCATTTGCCTCTCTTTTATTCAAAGTTGGCTTGTTTGCTGACTTCCCCCGCTGGTCATAGAAGCCTATCTGGTGCGTTCCTTTTGGCCTAAACCACCGCAATTCGAATGGAGGGTTCGCGCCATAATAATAAAGCCATGTCGCCTTATTAGCCCTATGTCCGTAGGCGCTTTGCCAAACCTCACATACCCAACCACCCGATTGATTCCTCTTCCAGCCAATACCTACGGGCTTCGTAAGCCCATATTTAGCCCACGCTGTTGTTTTGGCAGGATGCTCTAAAACACCGCCACATTGAATTACTGAATGGAGCGCCTTTTCAAAGCAGCCGCCATCATTGCCGGGACGGTTGTGGTCGCCGCCCCATCTAGAATAATTAACTGCGGCCATAGAACCCCACAACTGACATGGTGGGTGAGCAACGACAGGAGATTGCCCGGCATAAAGCCTCGCATCTCTTTCTTCCGGCCAAATGTCAACATTCGGCAGATTCGCATAACACCCATCTTTTTGAACAAAAAGAGCGGCGACATTTGTTGTAGTGTCTGGGTTCATGCCTCACCCTTTGCTCTCTCGCGTAACCGATCGACTCCACGCTGACCAAACAACTGACGCACTAGGCCAATGCAATCGGGATCGGTCAGCACTTTGGCTGCACCTAGTTCACGGATAAGTTCACCCGCTCTAGCTTTGATCGCTTCCACATCCACACCCGGTCTAGCAAGTTTGGCATCGAGTAATCGAAGACGGTTTAGCGGGTTCTCGGCAACAGCGCTAGCCCAATGGTCAGCGCTTGATCGAACGGCATGAGCGCTACGGTCGTCGAGTTTGTCCTGCGGACTCGACTTCCCTGCGCTCGGGCCATATTGATATTCATCGCCCATCTGTATCTCCTCCCAAAATATCCCCAATTAAACGGAGCCCTTTGCGGCGCCCGGTGGGTGTCGCTGCGACCTTCTTAACCTCTTGGTTCTTGGTTATTGGATATTGGTTATTGGATAGCATTGCGTCCGCATTGCGTTCGCTATGCGTTCGCATTGCGTTCGCATCCCATCTAGCCATAGCAGATTGCTTGGCTTTGGTCTGCTTTTCACGCATCCGAGCCAGTTCCGCCTCGACTCTTTTGTGTGCCCAATGGCCCTTGTCATCGAGGTAGAAGAACTCGCGCAGCACCTTCTCTGCCGCTTGCTTCTCTGGTCGAGAGACAGCCTTGCAGATCGGGTAAACCATTTCTTTCTGGATCGCTCGCTCGTTGGCGTAGTACCAATCCAGCAGCAGGGTATAAGCGCCGTGCTCTGTCATCGACAGATAGCCGGCATCCCGGGCGTAGTCACCCAGATGTCGAGGATAAAAGTTCATTGCAATTCTTCCGCATGATTAAGTTAAACCATGCGTAGTGCTTGACGGCTACCGCAACCCTCGCTAGCCTTGCACTACGCTTCCGCATAGTTGAGCGTATGGCCACACCCCGGCCGCGTCAAGCCCCCGAAAGGGGGTTTGTCGTTTCTGGGCATCGTCAGCCCTTCTCGGCCCATCTGCGAGCCGCGGCTATCTGCAACTGCTTTCGCATCTGCCTCGCCTGTGCGGGGCTCTGCGTCCGTTCAAACTGCAATACGCGCAGCTCCGGCACTTTGCCTGTCTTTGCCCAGCGATTCACCGAGGCACGGCTGATGCCATACACCCGAGCGATCTCGGCCTGTGATCCGTACACGGTCAGTAGTTCATCGAACGTCATAGGTTCCTCCTGCCGCGAAAGGTAGACTAAAAATATTTCGTTAGCAAGTGTTGACAGATAGGAAGTAGCCTGTGCTAACATTCATCCCGTCGAGCAAAACAACACCGGAGATACACATGAACGACTTCACCTGCCGCGAATGCAAAGTAGAAGAACCAGTCTGCGACGACTACTGCGTCGCCTGCGAGATTAAGTTCTTCCGCGCTAACCCCGACGAGCAGATGGATCTCATCCTGCAAGTCGAGAGCGACCCGGATTCGTTTGCCGCTTGGATTCCCGTAGTCAAGGCTTTGCAGGAGGCCGCATGAACGACATCGCCTATCGCGCCGAACTCGAGCGCGTCATCCGAGATCTGATCAAGTTCGTCGATAACAAGTCGCTCGACCCGATCATCGAGCAGTCGGTTAAGTACGCCTATTCGATGGGCAAGACCGATGGCTACGCCGCTGGCGTACAGGCCGTCACGGGAGACCAGCGATGAAGTCTCCTTGGCCGCAGTTCATCGGACTGATCATTCTGTTTCTACTGGCTGCCGCACTCGACCCGTGCGGTGACGGCGGCTGCACACAACAAGAGGAGATACAAAGCCATGAGTGACCTCGCGCCTTGGGGCAACGACGACCAGAGCTGGTGGCAGCAGCAGGATCAGGAGCTCGCCGAGCGTGACGAGCAGGATCGCATCGCCGCCTGCGATCGAGCGCTGGCCGAACTGAACGCCGTCATCGAAGACGAACTCAACAAGATCTACGGGAGCCTGTCATGAGCGAACTGCTGAAGATAAACGTCAACGACCACATCGAGAAGAAGGGCAACCTGTCCTACCTGTCGTGGGCGTGGGCATGGGCCGAGGTGTTGAAGATCGACCCGGCTGCGCGCTACACCGTCCACGAATACGACGGCCTGCCGCTGGTCTATCTCAAGGATCAGACCGGAATGGTCAAGGTCTCGGTCGAGATCAAGGGCGACATCAAGACTTGCCTACTGCCGGTGCTCGACCACCGCAACCAGCCGATCCAGAACCCGAACTCGTTCGCTGTGAATACGAGCATCATGCGCTGCCTTGCCAAGTGCATCGCGCTGCACGGCCTCGGCCTTTACATCTACGCTGGCGAGGATCTGCCGGAGGCGGAGGTCGACGAGATCGAGGCCAAGCTCAACGCCGAGATCGCCGCCTGCAACACGGTCGACGAACTCAACGCCCTGTATCACACGCTGCCGGAGGCTATCCGCTCCCGCGGTGTCAGCAAGTTTACCGCCCGCAAGAAGGAGTTATCCAAGTGAGCGACACCCAACGCACCCCGGAGTGGTACTCAAGTCGCTGTGGCCGGGTCACCGCCAGCGCCATCAGCAACGTAATGATGGACAAGTCGAAGGCCGGTTATCGTAACTACATGGCGCAACTTGTCTGCGAGCGCCTCACGGGACAGGCTACGGAGACGTATACGAGCCCGGCCATGCAGCACGGCATAGACACAGAGACCGAGGCCAGAGCCGCTTATAGCGCCCGTGTGGGGCAGTTGGTCGAGGAGGTCGGGTTCATCAAGCACCCGAAACTCGAGGCCGGTGCGTCACCGGATGGCCTTGTCGGCACGGAAGGTTTGGTCGAGATCAAGTGCGTTCAGCCTGCGACCGCCTTGGACATCATCGAGAGCAAGAAAGTTCCAGCCGAACACCGTCTTCAAATGCAATGGCAGATGGCCGTGACCGGGCGAGACTGGTGCGACTACGTTGTGTATCAGCCGAAACTGCCCGAGCGCCTGCGCTTGCACATCATCCGCGTCCACCGCGACCAGCCAGCGATCCTCGAGATCACGCAGGCCGTGACAAATTTCCTGTCCGAAGTTGACCGCAAAGTAAATCATCTGAAGGAGTTGAGCCTGTGAAGCAATACGACAACACGAACCGCGGCCTGCTAGCCAAGAACGATCGCAAGCAGAGCGAGCAGCACCCGGAGTACACCGGCAGCATCAACATCAACGGCGTCGAGTATTGGCTCTCGGCATGGGTGAAAGTCGGCAAGAGCGGCAGGCTTGAGGGGCAGAAGTATTTCAGCCTGTCGGTCAAGGCAAAGGATGGACTGCCGGAGCGCCCTGTCCCAAAGCAACAGCAGCCAGTCACCGAGACGTTCACCGATGACGACATCGGCGACATCCCGTTTTAAGTAAGGAGGATTCCTTACCATGCGCCGCGTAATAGCCAGAGGCACCCCGCCCGATCAGATCGCAAACGCGATCAGCAACATGGTCAGCAGACTTGACCCGGCGCAGAGCTGGCAGATCACCGTCGAGGCATTCAAGCCAAAACGTAGCGACCAACAAAACGCCTTCCTCTGGGGTGTGGTGTACCCATCCGTCCTAGAGGGAGGCGGCGAGGCGCTGCGAGGCTGGACGACAGCAGATCTGCATGAATACTTCTTGTTATAGTAGTTGGGTTGAGAGTTGTTTTTTGTATTAGTGTGGTTATGA